TACTATACTTTGAACCTTAACATCCGTCCCACCTACTAAATGTCTGTGCCAACCAAATACTTTACTCTCTGGCTCATACGTCATAGCTATCAGTACTCCGTCAGTTCTGATAGCCCAAAAAATAGAACTCGGTTCATTAACATATGCAACATCAACAATACCGCTCTCAGTTATATGCTCGCTAATAATATTAATCGGCATGGCCATGTAAGAATTAGATTTGTAATCATATTGAAGTCTACGAACTACACGCAAACCTTTTTGTACAAATAAAATATCAGCACTTATTTGTACAACAGGTATAAAGGCATTGCCGTAATTAGTAATTTGCACTGGTCGTATATTAGATGGCGTCAATGCATCATTTAAACTGTTAGATGCAAGTTTAAATTCTCCATTATGCGCCCCAAGTAATATAGCCGTATTCCCATCAACCGCCCATAATAATTTAGTGGCACTTTTAATTTTTACAGCTATTCCTTCGTCATCTAAACCTGTACCTAAATAAAGATTAAAATAATCCGCCGATCTACTACCCCATACTTGGTTAGATTCATTAAGGGTAGCCGCTAACCATAAACGCTGTTCAAAGAACCAGATTAAAGTTGGATAGTTTGTTGCAACCCACGCATCTGGTATATCGTTAATAGTTAATGTTGCCACATCACAAGTAAAGTCAATATCAGCAAGGTAGCCAATATCTACGGTTAGGGTGTCTCCGACAGTATACATAGCACCCCCCTCAGTTACGTTAATACTATCAACGGCGTTACTAACCATTACTACAGTGACTTCCGCACCTACTCCAGTATCTTCTTCGTCAGATATAAGTTTAACTTCCGTATATGTACCGTCTGGAATACCCATGTACCACGTCATTACTCTATTACTTGAACCACTAATCGCTACGGCAGCAAATAAAGATAACTCAGGACTCCAGCAAACAGAGAACCAATCATTATCCGCAGCCGATGTGCGGCTTGTCCATGTAATGCCATCAGGCGAAGTCATTACCCTATTGTCCGTACCACTATTTGCTACAGCACAGAATAAATCAAACTCTGGACTCCAGCAAACGGATCTCCAGAAGTTAGCGGCAGCCGCTGTTTGACCAGTCCATGTAGTACCATCAGGTGAAGTCATTACAAGATCACCTGGGCCGCTATTCGCTACAGCACAGAATAAAGTAAGCTCTGGACTCCAACAAACGGATGACCAAGTATTGGCGGCAGCGGCTGTACGACCCGTCCATGCAGAGCCATCAGGCGAAGTCATCACTCTACTACCTGCTCCAGTACTTGCTACAGCAACAAATAAGGTAAGCTCTGGACTCCAACAAACGGATGTCCAGCCACTATCCGCAGCTGATGTGCGGGTTGTCCACGTAAGGCCATCAGGTGAGGTCATTACTCTGGTATTCGTTCCCGTAACAGCTACCGCACAGAATAAAGTAAGATCAGGACTCCAGCAAACGGAGAACCAGTTATTATTAGAAGCCGGTGTGCGAAGTGTCCATGTGATGCCATCAGGGGAAGTCATTACCCTATTATCCGTACCACTATGCGATACTGCACAGAATAAATTAAGCTCCGGACTCCAGCAGACAGACTGCCAGTAATTATTAGCAGCCGGTATGCGAGCTGTCCATGTAACGCCATCAGGTGAGGTCATTACTTTATTATCATTAGCCACGGCAACAAATAGAGTAAGCTCTGGACTCCAACAAACAGAGTACCAGTACCTATCAGCAGCCGATGTACGGATTACCCACGCTTGTATTTCAGGTGTACTGAATAAAATGTTATCTACTGTAGCAACCCCACGATATGAAAAACTTATATTCTGAAGCGCCCAGTCATCGTGGTCTGTACGTATTAACTCAGCAGGTGGATGATCTTTATGAACAATAAATAATTTTTCTTCGTCTTGTGCAAAACGCAAATCTTGAACTTCGCTTTCAGTATAAGTGGTAACTTTCTCATAAGGTGACGCACCATCCATTACCGGAGCCTGATTTCTAAAGACCCGCAAGTAATTATGCCCAAACTCAAACACATATTGAAATTCATCTTTATAATTAAATTTTTGTAAGATAGTTATTTTAGTACTATCTTTTACTTCTGCAACATATCTAAATCCACCACGCTTAGTAACGCCACCATGTGGATAGACAAGAAAATTCTCACATTTACTAAGTCCAGCTTTATATAAATCTAATGATGTTCGCCCAAGTAAACGAGGGCTTATTTCACCGGCTGTAAACGCTTCTTGAATGGGATCTATTCTTGGCATTTAGTTTCTCCAGACTGCCACTGGTGGCAATCTAAAATCTTTCGTTTAACCATTCGTTAGCTTGTATCTCTTCCAGATCATCATAAATACTATCTGAAAATCTGGCGTCTGCAATCTTATCTTCAAACGCGATATCCATTTTATCAAATTTTCGTACGCTGTCACACAAAGGAATAGCAAGTTCACGAGCAAGTAATGCGGAAAATGTTTCACGAAAAGTTGTATCCATTTCATTCGGATCAGTTACTCTGTAGGTATATTCAATATCCAACTCATCTTCGTCACAAAGAATCTTATTTCCTTCAAGACGATATGTAACTGTGTCAGGATATATACTTCTAAAATGTAGGCAATCAGAGGGTAAAGTAAATTGGTGAGCGTACTGGTGGGAAGGAGTCGCAACGTCGGCTGCAATATTTTTACGTCTTGCTGCAAAAGTCCAACGGTATTTTCTTAATAAGTAATCACGCTTATCTTCAAATATAATCTGTAAAAGCCGACCAGCTTTAGTAGTAGCTGATACAGCAAGAATAGTTTTTTCACCTAAAGCTATTAACGCATTATTTACTATGTTTATATCGGAAGCCATTATAATCTCCTTTGATTAGCCCTTTAAGCTACCCTAAAACTTACAGCTTTAGGGTAGGAAAAAGGTTAATCAAGCACATAGGCAATAAACCCATCAATCGTATCATTTGCCAAAGGTTTTATATCACAACTCATCGTAATTATTACCCCTTCCTGTGATTCAAAAAGGTAATTGCCCCCCTTTGCCACTAAAGTAACGGAACCTATCAGAAATGTTCCTACGGTATCAACGTCAAGAGCGTCGTCTAAACCAACAAGACTGGCATTAACAGCAACACCATCAAGACCAACATACGCTTTCCATCCAATGTCGATAAGCTGGCTGTCTGAGGCAAGATTAATATAGAGGTTACTCAAACGCCCAATCAATCTTACACGACCCGCCGGAAGTTTACATAACTCAATAACGTCCAGATTAGTTCCTTCCGCCACCTGTAAATAAGTTACCTTAGCAATACGAATTTTACCATGATGCTCTACAGGAGATAGCGCCACCTTAGGCACGGCAAGAATTTTCGTCATTTCATCTGAATAAAATGTTGTCATGACTCACCTCCTTAATCAAGCACGTAGGCAATAAACCCATCAATCGTATCGTTCTGCGCAGGAATCTCATCAACAGACATCGTAATTACTACACCTTCCCGTGATTCAAAGAGTTTATTACCTCCAACTGCTAACACCGCAGCTACGGTACCTACCAGAGTTGTTAATGCGGATTCGGCGTTAATATGACCGTCTAACCCATTAGGATCAGCCACAACAGCAACACCGTCAATACCAACATACGCTGCCCACCCTATGTCAATAAACTGACTGCCGGTAGTAAGATTAACATAGAGGCTACTCAAACGCCCAATCAATCTTACACGACCTGCCGGGAGTTTACACAATTGGATAAGATCACCAGCAGTTCCAGCGGCTACCTGTAAATAAGTCACCTTAGCATAACGAACTTTGCCATGATGAGCTACAGTAGCCAACGGAACCTTAGGCACGGCAAGAAGTTTCGTCATTTCAGTTGAATAAAATGTCGTCATGACGCACCTCCTTAATCCGGTGTCTCATCACAGCCTATTTCGATAACCTTGACTTCTTCCATACGGGTTGCCCCGATAGTCATACCGCACCAGACTTGTGTGAGATAGTTCTTGTCAGCTCGTTCAGAAATCCTGGTGTGTATATCAGCACCAAGACCAAGAGCGATACCACTTCTTGCCCATGCAAAGCAGTAAGCAATATCAGTGGTAACAACAATTCTTTGTGAACGAATGAAAGTAAATCCCATAAATTGATTTATTTCCCCCTTAACCAACGCCTTCACCGTGTTGTAATCAGAACTTGTAGTTTGAGTTGTTGCAAGTAGATCCTCAATCTGTTTATCCCGACAACAAATGAAAAGCTCCTCATCTTCATCTACGTCATTGGCCCAAATCATACCTTTTGCTGTAATGAGCTTAGAAATCGTAAGACCGGTGTTACCTTCCGCAATCTTCTGTGTAGACGGAAGAATGGTAGGAGTAGAACCAGTTTTACCTGTATAAGCTGTTCCACGAGCCGCTGCTATAATTACATCATCTATAGAACGACCAAACGCATTTACAGCATTTACAGCATAAGGACTTGTTGGATCAATCAGAGTACGGACTAAATCCTCTCTATCGACAAAATCTGCCCACACATAATCAGCAATAGAAACTCTACGTCTTGCATGTGGGGTGTCGGTTTGAGGAGTGTCCATATGACGAGTCGTTTTGAGCTGTGCCGTTGTTGCAGCGATCTGCTCAAAAAAAGCATTTTCACCAACAACAGTTTCATTACGAACGGCATTACGAAGGCGAGAACCTTTCTGCTGGCTGAGCATATCAACATTAGCTTTATACTGCTCAACCATTGCAGTGGTTATTTCTTGACTCATAATTGGCCCTCCTGTTAATAGTTAGAAAACTTACCTTTGCCGAGGGTAGTCTCCTAAGTTATCTCAGGAGGCCCAATTAATACACTTTGCAGGGGCTTGGGCCTAATCTGCGGATTGCCACTGGTGGCAATCTAAAAAGCTGCTACACCTGTAACAGTTTCTGGAACGGGTTTCACACCGTGTAACTGTTGATTTAGAGTAGCAACTTTTTGAATTATACTTTTATGTTCAGGATGCGTACCATCAACATACGCTTTATGTGCCATAAGACTTGAAATTTCATCTTTCACTGAGGCTTTAGACTTGATAAGTGCGCCAGTAGATTTATCTAATCCTAAATCCTCAGCCATCATATCCCCAACCTTGAACATGGCACGAATAAAAGCTGGATTCTTACTTACACCTGAAGCAGTTACCAACTCCATAAATTCAGAACCACCAATTTCTTGCATGGCTCGTTGCGCTAAAACTTTTTTACCATCATACGCAGTACCATATTCAGTTCGTAACTGAATCTCGGTGTTGATGCCCTCTTGTTCTGTGGACTTCATAGTTTCATTATACTTATCAGACGTTTCTTTCGTGAACTTAGTGTATAAAGCTGTTGCCTGTTTATCACTTAACCCTAACTCGTGTGCTGTTTTTCGAAACCAAGAGGAATCTTTATCTAAAGACTCTTTAATTACGGGATTAATATCTGCGGCTGCCTGGAGTACATACAACTCATCAGTTTCAGGTCTACCAAGTTTAGTATACAGTTCCATCCGTTCTTCGTCGGTGGTAGGCATCTTTATAACATCTGCGCCAACTAATTTCTTGGTATGCACAAATGACTTAGCCACATTTACTGGCATTGGAATCATCTCTGATTCATCTTTAAAATCAACTAAGGATGGTTCCGTTTTTAATTCATCCGGCAATTTCGAATGCCAAGTTTCCACTGGTGGATCAACTGGTGGATCAACTGGTGGATCAACTGGTGGATCAACGGGTGGTGAGGGGGGAGCTGTCATCCTAATCCTCCTTCGCCAGATCAACAATATCCTCTGGCTTTAGTTTTAATATAGTTAATATCCGTAACACTACGTTACGTTCTCCTGCCATTCTCGCAAGTTCAATAGGGTCTGAATCAAACCCGACATCAAACACATAATGCGCCGCACACATATCTTTAAGCACTTCCCTTGAATGTAAGCCTTCAATACTAAACACTTCCTGATATGCTCGGTATCTTTTTTTATTAAGTAGGTCTTGTATTTTATCTTTGATTGCCACTGGTGGCAGTCTCCTTATCATCTATTTCTTTTTTATGTATTATACCTATCACGTTGTTATTTGTTCTATAGACAAGAACACCACGCTTAACAGAAAGATTTACAACTCTTTGTCCTGTCGGCAGTGTTCTAATAAAAGTTGATTTAGGTCTTCGTTCTATCATTGTAATGTCCCGAAGGCTCCTTCTGGCACCATGCCAGCTTCTTTTGCTGTAGATGCTGCTCTTGCCATAGCATCTGCACCCTGTCCAGAAGCTCTAAGATTTTCAGCTTCTTCTTTTTTCTTCTGTGCCTCTGCCCTGTCTCGCCTTGTCTTCTTAACCTCATTCTTACTATAAAGAAATTTCTGACTAATACTAAACATATCAAACACACCACGACCCATCTCCTCAGTGTTAAATATGTCCATCATCTCAGGGTTCATTTTAAGCAAAGGTTCAAGAACACTAAAAGCTCTCATAAGACCATTAGCTTCTACTTGTTCCTGCGCCCTTGCGATAGGTGATGTATATACAATTTTGATGGGTTGCTGCATTAATATTTCTGGCATAGGTGGAAATTTACCAGCTCTCTCAAGCAATCCATAAACTCTCTTTATAAGTGGCCCAAGAAACTCTGTTTGAATACGACCTAACAACGGCCCCATTAATCGTAGTTTTTCTTCAGTTCGTTGCATAACTTCGTGGGCGGTCATTTGTGGGCCTACATGTAGCTGTAATTGATCTACATAAAAGGCCTCACGAATACGTTTATGTAACGATTCTAAATATTCTAACCCTATACCCGGATTTCCGGTAGGTAGAATATCAATATCTGTTTTCATGTTAACTCTACCCTTACGATAGAAATTAAGCCCACCTGGGGTTGTTCGTAAAGGTCTTAGGAATCCTGCATCAGGAAGCATTAAAGCTGGATCAACAGTCTTTTGAGCCGCACGAATTGTAACTTGCGCCACCTTCTGACACATCTTATTATCTGGTAGCGCAGTCGAACCTGGCCCACGACCGTATGTCTCAAAAGATTCTTTATAAAATCTTGCTGCCATAAAAGGAAGCTCATCATACCCACCCTCACGCATAATATGTTTTTCTTTTTTCTCAATATAGATAGACGCATAAGGTTTTTCAATAGAACTACGGGATAACATATCATGAGTTTCACGTGGTAATACAATATGAAAGCAATCAATTTTTGTATCGAGTTTATTATCCTCAACAAACTTTTTAGTTGTGGGTGATAGATTATCTTTTCCAAATTTCTTCACAAGCTGTTCGACTGTTCGATTATATTTTCTGTATAAGGTATCAACAAAACCATATTGATTTTCTATAAAGTAACATTCATATAGTGGAAGAGATAAAAAAGATAATGAGTCTTGTTCAAGTATTTC